GGATTTCTACAAATAAGCCATATAACAAAATGTATTAACAACTCAGTTTTACCGTGTCGTGGTGGACTTAGTATCATTTGTTGACCACCAGTAAGTAAAGCTTTGTTAATAGATTTTATCCATCTATGGTGAAAATCTGCTGTTTCAAAAGGTATGCCTTGTTCTGTTAAAAAGTATCTATCTCTAAAATTTTGAAAATCTTCTAGTGATTGTTTAGCATCATCAGATACTTCCCAGTTCTCAGCTTGTTTATCTTTTTCATAATCTTCTTGAAATGCACCTAACAATCTAGAAATGTGTGAAGCAGTGCAACCTAACTCTTTGGCTATTTCTTGTCTATCCATTCTGCCTTGTATAAGGTCTAATGCATATCCTTGATTTACAAACTTATCGTATAAAGCACCACGTCTAACTTGTGTAACTTTACCTTTGTTAGCTTCTTTTACTTCAGGTACATATTCTCTACCTTGCTCTTTGTAACGTGCTTTTCTTTTTTGTTCACGCCACATACAAGTATCAGAACAATATTTTCTTTTATTTGATGGTAATTTTTCTTCGCAATCAGGCGAAATACATATTATATTTTTTGCTACCACTTATGCCTACAAGCCCAATAGCCTGCAGTAAATTTATCTTTTTTAGCGGAACAGTTATGTCTAGCGTGGAATGACCTTCTTCTTGCTGTATTCTTTTTTCCATCGCCACTAACACCCTGTTGTCCAAATCTTACTAATTTAACTTTGTTACCTTTTTTAGCTAATACAGCGTGTGACTTACTAGCTTTAGGTGTACGTTTAGGTTTGTTGTAACCTGAAAACTTTTCTCCTCTATATGTGACAGCCATTATTTTGGTTTCCTTTTATATAATCTTTTAGAATTTTTTGTATGCTTAGAACCTGTGTGTATAGTACCATCTTTCATTTTATGATACTTACCTTTGTACAACTTACCTGCTTTTGTATAGTACGGCATTACTTCCAACCTTTTTGCATCTGCTTATATGCTTTTTTAGATATTGTACTATTTTTTTTACTTCTAGATTTACCTTGTACTTTACGCCTATGTATATTAGCTACTAAACTATTTTTACCTTTACTGTGTGGCATCAACATTCTCCATTTGTTCGTTATAATCGTGTACAAACTCTTTAATTAATTTATCTAAATTTTCCATATTAGGAGGTGTTTGTGTAATCATACTGCCACAGTTCTCTACCAGGTCCATACCCCAAGATTTTAAAATATTAGGATTTTCAAATATGTTTTTACTTTTTTTTCTTTTTGCCATAAGATTTTTTACTCTTCTTCTTCGACATTTTTTTTTCGTACAATTTTAACTCCTATTTGCTTGTTATATTCTATACATCCAAGATTAGTACATTTTTTTATAAATTGTACTACTTCTAAAGGTCTTCTACAACTTTTACAAGTTGTGTATTTAGCCATCTGTTTATTATACTATATTATGAGGTAGAGGCAGGGTTTGCCTCCTTACCCTCTTCTACCTCTTGCAAAATATGAAAACTCAAATTAATATTGCGTACTACGCCAGTCGCGAGCAGGTCATCCACAGGCACGATTAAGTTGCGTGAAAAAAAATTTTTATTTTCAGCCTCTATAATCCTGTATTTATCTTCCCTTAACCAGTCAACAATAAAAGGTATTAGCTGTTCAGGGTCCCAGTAATAAAGTTGATTAGTTGGGTAAGCCCAGTAAAACATATAGTCAGTAAAGGTCTTGAATTGACAACCTGTCTGCATTGTGCCGTCATCCTGTACTATCTGTATCTCTAGAGCTACATTACCTGTGTCTTTAGTTTGTGTGTCAGTTTTAACTTCTACATACTTCATACCTAGTTCATTATTGATTATGAATAGGTCAGCACCCTTTAGTTGTTCCTCTCTTCGTGTCTTTCTTACTATAAACTTAGTGGAGCCATCATCAGTCTGTCGTTCATAAAATAACTTAACTAATCTTTCTCCTTTTTCTCCTATTGCTAGTTGCTGTTTAAAATCAAACATCTATCCTCCTTTAACTTGCTTAAAATTATAATAGTAGTATAGTTTTATACATAGGCATTTGAAATCAGTAGCTCTTAAGGAATGGTTTCAAAGAACATACTTAGAAGGATTAAGTCGATTAGCTACACGATGGTAACTAGCGTTAAAGGCTATTACTTCACATATTTAATTTTTAAGGAAAAGCAAACATAATGTTCACTAAACTTAAACACTTGGTTGGGAGGGAGTGACACAGGGTTCGCTGTACGCACTACACACTCCAAGCGTACTATAGAAAAAAGTTCTTTTTTTCTTTCTCTTTACTAGCAATAGTGTGCTAATATAGGACAATGGGAACGGTGGTGTAGATTATCAATCTATACCTTCTTGATTGTTCACAATGCCTGTAAACAAACCTACACCACTTCCCTTCCTCACAGAATTACCAGCAATCTTTTCTCTACTTACGTAATGATATATAGGGGAGGCTAGGTTAAATCCCCCCTCTAACACACACGCGTACTATTACGCACAGTGCAAGTACGATAGGGTACTATCTACTAACTTATATGTAATACTTACACGACAATACTATATAGTTACTTAATTTGTCCTACCTTTCCTTAGAAACGATACCCTTTGTTAAACACCATACATAATTCGTAGTAGCTAACCGAAAGCTAATATAAAATATAGTCATACACAAAACACACTCATTACTTACGTAGCCACAACCCACCCACCACCGCTACTTTTATAGTGTGTTTTGCTTTTCCTTATTTTATTATCATCTTTCTACTGTGGGTTATATATATAGTTAATGACCCCCAACAAGAACCTTTGCAGTAGCAAAGAACCTTTTACTACAATAGTAAAGTTAAATTCCTTAAGAAGTACTACACGCACTAATATGTACGCATAAGCATTCAGTAAGGAAAGTACTTCTATAAGGCGGTTTAACTTGACTTATCGTAGTATGTTGGTCATTAGCTATATATATCGATATGAAAGGATAAGTGATTAATTATGGCTACAAATAAACCTATTCATAGGTTCTACACAAAAGAGGAAGAAAATATATGTCAAGTATATCCATCTTCTAAGAAATATCTACCTAAGGGTTATCTCTTAGTTAAATTAAGAGGTTCTTCCTCTTTTGAATTTTCCCCCGAAAGCGAGGGTAAGACACGCTATATGATAGCAACTCAAGACACTCAGGGAAAATTCAAGAACTTAGGGATACTTAAACAATACGAGGCTGTTATTCAGCTACAAGAATTGTTCAAAGCATATCCCAAAGTTCTTTCACGAAAGGCTTTCAAACCTACAAAAGCAGGCACAATGTCTAATGCTTTTATGGAAGAGATAGGTACTAACGCGATATCTGATAGGTTCGAAGAAGTGCCTACTTTACAGGAATGTAAAGCCTTTATGAATGGTAGGTTCAAAGGTACTGTTCAAGACTATATGTCTTAGTATCATACTTAGTAGTAGTCGGCTTAATTGTCGGCTACTACTTTTTTTTTATATTTGTTTCCTATGTCTAGTTAGTCATATACACCATAATCTGTTCCTATCTAGTCACTCTATATACTCTCACTATTAATATTTCCCTACACTTGAATTAAAAATTTTTTTTATTTTTTTTTCTTGATATATATTTAAATATATATCCTTGGCGCGTCTACTGGAGTTATGCATTGGGGTTGTCAAATCCACCTGCTATATACTGAAGTAATATTACTGAGTTGTGTTAAATTTTTCTCAAGTCAAAGTTTTGACTTTTCTTTTAGCTTATATATTTAGACTATGAAAGGCAGGTGACTATATATGGCAAAGAAATACAGAAACTCTAGTGTTCCTAGAACCAAAAGAGTATATAACGATGAGGATAAAACTATTGTAGATACACGAGTTCCTAATCTAAATGGAGTACGCGAGTATGTACAACCAGTTCATAACGCTAAAGATAAGACTTCAGTATGCAAGTACTGTAGCAAGAATTTAGTGCGTGGCTATATATGCTACGATTGCAGGGAGTTAGAAGCCCCTGTAAAGCGTACCAGTATAGAAGAAAGACTTGCTATAGAAGAAGGCTTAAAACTATTAGCAGAAATTCGTGCTAACGAAAGCGTTATAAGACAAGATGATATGGCTAATAATACTATAGCGAAAGCTAGTGTATTAGAAACTATAGATAACTTTTGTAAAAGCTGTGGTATTAATATTGCACCAGACTTACAGGGTTGCGAGTTTTGTAAATAATATATAGCTCGCTATCTACTGCGTTCATACTTCCTGACTAGGTGCCTTTCACTATTGCACTACCTAGTCGCAGTAGGTAGCGTAGTACTCATACACCTATGCTGTGTTCTAAAGTAGTATGTGTTAATGTTATCAGCAGTGTGAGTACTACGCTACATTGGTATGTAGCTTGTAGCACATAGGAATGCATAAGGTTGGAAACTCTATCTTAGAAATAGAGATTTGAAATACCATATAAACAATGTAATTCCAGTTTGGTACGCTAACTGTGTGTTACAAGCTATATGAGGATATAGCAAGTGTTAGACAAACTGACACTTATACGTGGAGTGAAGCCGTAGTAGTAGGAGTAAATACTTTCCCCTGTTGTATATACCACTGAACCTACGGCTTTGCTTATGAAAGGACAAGATATGAAAGGATTTATGGGTTATCCCATAATAAAAGAAAGTAAGTTAGATAGTAATAGTAATGCTTGGGTAGAAAATGATGTGAGGTATTTATTTCACTTACAATATTTTCCTAATACCAAAAGAGCATTCACACTATTTATAGACGGAGAACAACCTACTACTGATTGTGAAGGTACTGACTGCTGTATGGTAGGCAATACTTTGTGGTGGGGATTACATAAGATAAAGGAAGGACTTATATGATATGTGATAATTGTAGGCAAGGTACTTATACCAAGCTAGCAATACATAGCAATGTAAAAAGTAGTGTGCATATTATTGTGCAGTGCTTTGTATGTGGCTATCAAACAATAAAGAAAGAGAATAGTAAAAGAAGATTGGAGAATATTATATGAAAGAACCATATGAAATGATAAGTACAAGTAACGAGGACACTAATGTACTTACAATAGACTTCACTTTCACTAGTGAAGTAGATAAGGAAGATGCAGTAGCTTGCATAGACAATATGGTATCAATGCTAGATGATAGTACTGATGCTACTGCAAAAGAATTGCTTGACCATAAGCCTACCTTCTTTGTTAAAAGCAGGTGGAACGCTATAGAGGAGAGTGAATAATGGAAGAAGTAGAAATCATACAACAACTATGGGAGTGCCTACGCAGAGGATATACCTATCGTGAGGCACAACTTCATATGAAAGCGTATGGTGAAGGAAAGAATACAGTTAAGAAAGTAGTAGTGATAGAAGATGCCTAGTACAAAAGAGTGCGACATAGTATCTTTCTTTCATTGTAAAACTTGCTTACCTAAAATACCAAAAGGTGTAGCACCTAAGGACTTTAGTAAGCAACAAGCAGGTTGGACTACTTATGGTATGCAAGTATGGTGCAATCGTTGTGATAAGGAAATAATGGCTATTGACTTTGATAAGATTGCAGAACTACTTAACAAAGGAGATGAGAAAGATGAGTGAAGAAGAGTATATAGAACCTAACGATTGGGTTGTAGTACAAGACCCTATTAAACATAGGGAAATATCTGTTGCTGCCTCTATTAAGTTTAGAGAACAGCAGAGTAAAGCAGATGGTGTCTTCTTTATAGATACATTACTAGACACAGGTATAACTAATGACCTATGGATATGTGATTTCTGTAATGACCAGATACCAGTACAAGATGAGGAAGGGAAACCTTTGTCAATAATAATATGGAATAACAGTAGAGCCTTATGCGAAGAGTGCTTAACAGAGTTCAAGGGTAAGTGGGCTACTGAACAAGATGAAACCTACAACTGCGAGTGTGGTTGTAGTAGAGAGGACAAAAAATGAGCGACAAATTTGAGATGCCTAGTGAAGATAAGTATAGCGAATTTGCTGAACAAATGAGTGAGAAAATGGAGCACGCAAGAAGATTAGGACTAAAAGATTTTTCTAATCTTACTGCACTAACTGACTTAGAAATGCAAGGCATAGCAATATATTACCCTGCTGATGTAGATGAAGATGGTAATACACGACCTAATATTAGGAATGGTAAGTACCATATAGCATCAAGCGATGCAATAGAAACTATGAAGTGGGTAGAGAAACACCTATGGCAAAATCGTATGAAAGACCTTGCTACTGGTGTAATGATGTTTGCTTCTGAAATGATACTAGAAATGGCTGAAGGCGAACATAATGAAGTGCTACAACAAAGCAAGGCAATGTACAAAGCTGAATTTCCTGATAAAGAGGAACCATCAGATATTGTTATATGTTCTTATGTTGTAAAACTTGTACTTGAAATGATACTGGAAAATAAAAAAGCATTTGGAAAGTTATACCAGCAAGTATTAGTACACGAAGAACCTGAACTATTAACAATCGGTGATATTAGAACTGTGAGTGCAATAGTAAATGGTGGATATTCAAGCGACACTATCAGTAAAGAAGAAGTACTTGAAGGTATTAAAAGCAAAGTAACTGATAAGGATATAGAAAGGTTCTTGAAAGAAGTCAGCAAGAACGCAGAAAGTGAGGAGGAATAATGGCTAAAGATACTGTGCGTGTTTCACAACACATAGCAATTACTAAGTCTATTCTTGAGTATCTTAATACACTTGCTATTAAGAACGAATACAATAGACAGTTAGCAGAGTGGACTTTTGCTGCTAACCCTATGGGAGAACTAGATTGCATTGACGCTAGGTTTCCTATATTTCTAAAGATGTCAATGCCTCATTACCATAAGGAAGGTGTGCCTACAGATATGCACTATCGTACCATATGGGAAGTGGTGCTTATGAAAGACAATGAAGGTACCCATACAGTTATTGTAGATATACCAAAGGAAGCATTTGATATGCTACCAGAGGTACCTGCAGTACAAAACATAACTGATGATGTTATGGAAGTATGGAACAATATACAAACAGAAGAGCTAACTACAAACTTTATACAAGATGTAGAGAAAATGTTAGCACAAGGAGAGGAAGAATAATATGAAAGAAGGACACATTTGGAAATTACTTGCAGAAGTAATTCCTTATACACCAAGAATATTGTTGTATGGTATACCTGGTACAGGTAAAACCTTTCAAGCAAATACTCTTGGACTAAAAGAAAATCAAGAAGTGTATAACATTACACTTACACACGATAGTACGGCAGCAGAACTTATGGGTCACTATGTAGCTACTGACAATGGTGGCTTTGAGTGGCTTGATGGCGTAGGTGTTCGTGCTTGGAAAGAAGGTGCAAGACTAGTTATTAACGAGATAGACCACGCTGGTGTAGATGTTATGACTTTCTTACACGCTTTGTTAGATGACCCTAAGTTTGCGAAGTTCACACTACCAAACAAGAGTAAGGAAACTGTTAGACCTAAGGAAGGGTTCCAAGTTGTAGCAACTATGAACGGAGTTCCTGCTGACTTACCTGATGCACTTAGAGATAGGTTCCCAGTTAATCTAGCCATTAACGAAGTACACCCATCTGCGTTAGAAAGTCTGCCTAAGAAGTTACAGTCAGTATATCAAGATTATAACGAAGGTAACTTCTCAGTTCGTAAATGGTCTGCATTTGCAGAACTACTAGACAAAGGTTGTGAGTTAGCTACTGCTGCTAGTGTAGTATTCACTGACAACTGTGCTGATATTATTGATGCACTATCAGAAGACAGTGATGAATAACTTATTTAGAAAAAGCAATACTAATGTAGGTGGTTATACCCCACCTACATTAGTAAATCTAACGTTGCGTGGTAACAAAGTAATGAAGTTCAATGTTCGTAGAGGTACTAGCTTAGTTCCTACTAGCAGAAACGAATTGATACTTCCTTATTATGAGTGTAATAATAAATACAACGAACAGGTATTGCTTAATACTGCAATAACAAAGATGAAGTTGTTTAGAACTATGAAGTTTCGTACTAAGGAACTAGACATATTACACATAGCACAATTCTTATTTGCTAATAAGTACCATAAACAAGGTGCTAGGAAGAAAGCTAATAAGATAGCAAGAGCTATGGGCTTTCCTAGCCATTATGAATATGACCAATACCTAACTGATGCAGAAGAAATAAGAGAACTAACTAAGAACGAAAGAAAGTTTTTATCTCTTATGTACAACTCATTAGGTACTATGGAACAAATACAAGCTGACTTGATAGCCAAAGAAGTAATCAAGAAAATACTTGCTGATGAAAGCATACAAGAAGTATATAAGTATTATGTTAAGAAAACTGCATTTGCAGGACAAGCTAGACTTATAGACTACGAAGATGTTAACTCATATATTAAGTCATTGCTAGAAATTAAATATCCTGTGGGTAGTAAGTTACCTAACAGTTTACTAGAACAAGATAGTAGTAGAGTATATAGCGTATTAAGCTCATTGTTCTATGGTATTCACGAAGCACAATCCTACATTACTTGGACAAGTTTTCGTGGTGGTTGGTATTACGATAGAGATGTTCACCAATATGTTAACAAGAAAATGAGTACAGCTTCTATCAGAAGAAAAGTTAATAAGCTAGTAAGATTGCTTTCTAATCCATTTGAAGGAGTTAGGAATTCTTACAAACTTCAAAAGATGCTTACTTCTGAAGGCAATATCAAACTAGATGGCGAGGAATACCTAGCACAACTAGAGGCAATGGATAGGATTGCTGATGAGTACGATGATAGTATTACACTACCAGAAGGAATTAGTGAAGAACTTGCTAAACAAATCATAGAAGATAGTGAGCAACAATATGAAAGACACTTCATTAATTACTGGGGTGGCGACACTAGAGGTATGCACGGAGTAGCTAAGATATTTAAGTTCACACCTACTAATACCATACACAAAGCAGTTAGAGAAATTGCAAAGCGTAATAGTGATAGAGGTGTTGTTCCTAAAAATATGCATCGTATGACTACTGATAAGAAAGTCTTTGCAAACAAGACTACAGTAGCAGGTGGTTCTATGATGATAGACTGTAGTGGTTCTATGTCTTTATATGAGGAAGACATACGAGAAATTATTGACTATCTACCTGCATCTAACATAGCTGGTTATGTAGGATACAACACTAAGATAGATAGCTACGATGGTATGATAAAGATTATCGCTAAAGATGGTCGTATTGATACTCACGCTATACGAGACCTAGAAGAATATGGTGCTAACTCAGTAGATTTAGATGGTCTAAAGTGGCTAGCAAAACAACCAGAACCTCGTATATGGGTAAGCGACCAACAAGTAGTAGGTGTAGATGAAAATGGTAATGCAGTAAATCTTAGCAGAGAAAAGAGAGATGAGATTGCTAGGTTTATGAGAAGACATAACATAATACCTATTCGTGTAGTAGAACAAGTAAAGAAATTATCAAAACAATTAGGTACTAAGTAAGTATCTCGTAGCCTAAGTAGTTAATCTCCGTTTCCTGCTTAGGCTATAGGATATTTATTTTAAAGGTGGTAGGGGTTTGTCCTTTCGTTACCCTACCACCGACTTCCCTTTTTTTTATTTATTATGCATATGCATAAGCATTTTATTTTTTTTTCTTATATGCATATGCATAAGCATAATTGTGTGCTAGCATATGAATATGAGTACAAACATAGATATAAACAAATTGCTTGAGAAAGCACTAATACAGAATAGAGGTGGAGTTGCTGCTTGGTATGATAGAATACCTAAAGAAGCCGAACCCTTTATCAAAGGAATAAAAGATATGGTTGCAGAAGGTAAGCGACCTATACCTAGTAACATAGTCAGAATACTAAACGATGAGTTTGGTTTTGAAGTCTCTAGAAGTAGAGTTTCAGTCTGGTTACAAGGTTTGCATAATGAATAAAGAACTAGCAAAACTTTTAGCTGAAGCAGAAAGCGAACAGATAAAAGACCTTAAGCATACTAATCAACGCTTGTTAAAGCAGATTGATAAGTTAAAGGATAAAAAAGCTGACTTAGTTGAAGCAGTATATACAGGTGCAAGAGATGGTATCTCAATGCTTGACATACCGAAAGTTAAAGCACCACCTATAACAAAGGGAAAAGGAGAAGAAATATGTGTTCCCTTACTTAGTGATATACAGCTTGCAAAAAGAACACCTACTTATAACAGTGAAATAGCTGAAGAAAGAGTTGTTAGATATGCAGAAAAGATAATTAAATTAGCACGCATACAGAGAGCAAGCCATACTATTAAGAAGTGTGCAGTTCTTTGTCTTGGCGATATCGTGGAGGGTGAACTCATATTCCCAGGGCAAGCCCACGAAATTGACAGTTCCTTATACAAGCAGGTTACTGTTGATGGTCCACGAATACTGTATAAATTCTTTAGTACATTACTAACTGAGTTTGAAGAAGTAGAAGTCTATTGGGTAATAGGTAATCACGGTGCTTTAGGGGGTAGGTCAAGAAGAGACTACAACCCTGAGAGTAATGCTGACCGTATGTTAGGAAAAATATTAGAGACTATGTTTGCTAATGAAAAGCGAATTAAGTTTATAGTACCTGACAAGACTTGGTACCTAGTAGCAAACTTAGGCAAGAAGGCAAAGTTTCTTTGCTTTCACGGAGATAATATTAGAGGCAGTATGGGATTACCTTTCTATGGATACAATAAAAAAATCTTAGGTTGGAAATCTCTTGCAGCTAATAACTTAATGGAAGACTTTACTCACGCAGTATGTGGTCACTACCACACACCAACAAACTTGTACATTAATGATACAAGAGTGTGGGTTAATGGTAGCACTGAAAGCCACAATGGTTATGCATTAGAACAGTTAGCTAGTATGGGTAGACCATCACAGCACTGTCTATTTGTAAAACCTAACAAGGGAGTTACTGCTGAGTATTTAGTAAACCTAGAGGAGTAATATGTCACACATATGTATGAGTTGTGGTAGTCCTTTATATGCACACAAGGGTTTTCTTAAATGTGTTAACCCTATGTGCAGAAGATATAAAGAGAAAATGTTCACATTAAATACTAACGAAGCTAGTATATAAGATACAAGAAGGAGGCGTTAATGGCGTTTAATTTAGATAACTACGAAACAGTAGAAGACAGACTAAAAAAGTTTTGGTCTGATAATCCTAATGGTAGGATTTCTACATTCATTAGCAACATAAGTGAAGATGGACATATGGTTGTTATAGGATGTGAGGTATATAAGAATGAAGAAGATGCAAGACCTGTAAGTACAGGGTATGCACAAGAATACAAAGGTCAAGGTGGCTTTGCTAATAACGAGGCTTGGTTAGAGAACTGCGAAACCTCTGCTATAGGTAGAGCATTAGCTAACTGGAAGTATCAAGGAACTGATAAAGCTAGACCTAGTAAAGAAGAAATGAAAAAGTCAAGTGGCTTAAGCACGAAGAGTGAAACCAATATTAAAGCACCGCAAGCAACGCCTAAAGAAGAAGTAGTAGCCGCCTCATCTACTACTTCTTCTTCTGCTAGGGGTCCTATTAAGGAACTGACTGATGCAGGGTATAGCGTTAAAGATAGGAACCATCCAACAGGTGAGTTAGCTATAGATGATATAGGGTTATGGTGTCCTTGTGGTGGTGCAGTTAAGTATGTACCTGTAGCTGAAAAGAAATCAGATAAGTCACCAGACTTTAGATGCATTATGGCTTCTAAGTGTACAGCAGGAGATACTGTAGATGGTAAAGTATTCTCTAAGTCTTGGTGGGTAGATAATAAAATTACTCCTAAGTCTTGGAATGACTATGCAGGTGTACAGAATGGTATATTTATGCCTAAAGCTAAATCATTAGATGATGTTAAGGAAGGCGAGGCACCTTTCTAATGTGTAAAAGATGTGGCAATAAGCTATCAACAGGGTGGCGTAATGGTGATAAAGATGAAGACCTAGTAGCTTGTCATACTTGTCAGAAACAATGGGAAGTATCAGATTACTATGGTGAACATTAATAACCGTATATAAGCAAGAGCCGAGGTAGAAAGGATAACACCCTCGGCTTTGCTATTGAAACTACTTACTAATTTTTTTCTTAGCGAACTCTTTAACTACTACTAAAGCAGATGATGCACCTGCAATAGCAGCTAATTGAACTGTGTTTGCATCTACACCTACTAATGGTGCTACTGTTAATG